TGGGGCATATGGATTACTGTAACTTTCATGTTTTTCTCCTTCATGATATAATTATATACTACACTAATCCTTATCAAATGTACACAGTTAATTTGCGTTTTTGCGCATTTTTTTCATTTTTTTGCGAAAGTGTTACATTTTTGTCACACGTTCTGCCCATGCTTTTTCAAAGCCTTCGCGGCAATAAACCATTCTTTCATGATTTCCCCATAATCTTTTGAGATATGAATCTTTTATTTGCCGTACTGTTTCGTCAGAATAATGTGGATGTATTAAAAATCCTTTGACTGCGTAATGTAACTCATTCGCAAACTTCCTCTCTTCTTCGTCCATTGCTCGCTCCTAAATGTTTCGAGTGGACCTTCAGACCTATGAACTCATTATAATACATGGGATCAAATAGAACATCTTTATCAAATTGTTCTTTAGCTTCATAGTAAGATAATTCACCTTTAGTCTTGCATAATCGCAATACTCTTCGAATGAACCTGTCGCCGCCATGAGATTCGACTAAACCTTTTACTTCTTCATTACTTCCATAGTAATCTTTCCAGTCAGATTCCTTTATTTGTATTCTCTTACGTTTTTTGCCTTTGAGAGGCGGCAATCTACGTTTCGACCATAATAGTTTTTTACCGATGTATTTCTTACCATTGGATTTATCTTCTAGTTCATAAACAAAACCGACCCATGACGAGAGTTCATCATGAGTCGGCTCAAAAATTTTATTATTAAAATACCACATGCGTCTATTTATTCCTCGTCAAAGAACTCCTCATCGAGATCGATTGGAGCTCCACAAAGTGGGCAATATTCTGGTATTTCGTCTGTATTTAATACTTCTACTACTGTTCGCCCGTCGCAGACGGGGCACTCAATGTCATGATTTCTTTTTGGCAATGTCTATGCCTCACACGCGGCACAGTTCATGATATCACGAACTAGCTCCTGTGCGGGGTTAGCTGATCGTTGATAATAAAAAGTCTTCACACCTAGTTTCCATCCTTCGATGAGCAATGCGTTTACGTCTTTTGCTGATACATCTGGATGGATTAATATATTGAGAGACTGTGCTTGATCAATGTGTTTTTGCCGAGCAGCTGCTTGTTGTACAATAATTAATGGTGATATTTCAGAGAATGTTTTAAATACATCCTTCTCATCTTGTGTTAGAAAATCAAGATGCTGGACTGAACCACCACGCTTGAGAATTGATACCCATGTTTCCTCATTGTCTTGTTCATGCTTTGCAAGTACATCTTTGAGATATGGGTTACGGTATGTGAATTTACCTTTGGCTAAATCTTTTGTAAAGTAATTAGATGCAAGTGGTTCAATCGAAGGTGACACTTGACCTAGGATAAAAGATGACGATGTTGTGGGCGCAATGGCGGCGACCGTGAGGTTCCTCAGGCCATATCCTTTCATACCCTCGGGTTCACCATACTTCTTTGCAAGATCTTGAGATGCTTTGACCGATCGTTCTTTTATTGTCTTTGCAATCTCTGCATTTAATAACATTGCATCAAATGATTCGAATGGTATACCTTTTGATTGTAGATATGAATGCCAACCAAGTTGACCTAAACCTAAGGCTCTCCAACGTACAGCAAAGTTATGTGATGATTCCATGAATTGAATACCGCGTGTCTTACGAATATATTCAGTCATAACGGCATCGAGAAATGTAATCATTGTCTCAACGGCATCAGTGAGTTTCCACTCATCGTATGTTAATAGATTCATTGATGCAAGGTTACAAACAAATGATTCATCATGCGCTGATGGTAATGCAATCTCGGAACAAAGATTAGATGCCCATATCGTACGCTCTTTATCTTTGAGTACTTGAGGCTTATTGTTATTTACTGTATCTTTGAAAAACAAATATGGATAACCAGACTCACGACGCTTACGTAGGACTCGTGCCCATACGTTTCGTTTGTCTGCATCTCCATCAATCATTGATTGCATCCAGTCATCGCCAATAGAAACTCCGAGACTGAGATTCTGAATTGTAGAACCTTCTTCTCGTGTATCTAAAAACTCTAAAATGTCTGGTGATTCAATGTCTAGATATACAGCACAAGATCCTCGTCTTACATTACCTTGTGCAATAATATCTACGGTTGTTTCTAAGAGATTTGCAAAATGGACTGGACCGTCTGCCGTACCGCCTGTATTGATTGCACTTCCACGTGAGCGAAGTGAACCAAGGTACGCCGATGTACCAGCTCCCATTTTTGTTTGCATACCAATCTCTGCAGTCTTGCCTAGGATCGATTCCATTCGATCTTCTACATAAACTCCATTACATGAGATAGGTAAACCTTTTGTTGTACCAAAGTTTGACCATACCGGACTGGAAAGAGAGTAATAACCTCTTGCCATATACGTGCAGAATTTATCTGAAAATTCATAAGAATTTAAAATATCTGCCGCAGCTTCTCCGATATCTCTAATACGTTCTTCGGCGGTCTTATCGCCATCTATATACCCACGGCTGAGAAATGTGCGTGAGTCATCGTTGAGCCAAAAAAAGTCTTCTTTCATAATATTTCCTTAAAATAAGTCGTCAGCAGATATACCTTGACCTTTTGCATATTCAACAGGCCGCTTCTGAAAGAAGTCAGTCATGTTAGCGCCATATAGTTCTTCGTCAAACCAGAACGTTTCATCTACATGTGCTTGGTCATATACAATTTCACTGTTGTCAAAGCCAATTTGGTCTAGCGAATCCGCCATACGCTTGGCAATGAATGATTTCAAAATAGGTGCACTTAAACCATCAACTTCATAATCTCCCATGATCCAGTCAATTACTTTACTTTCGGCTTTTAGTGATTCAATACACTCATGTTGAATGCGATCCTGAAGTTCTTGATCGAACAACTCAGGATATTCTTCACGTAATGTCTGAATCAGTTTGATGCCAACTTGAGCATGTAACATTTCTTCATTACGTGTATATTGTACTTGTTGAGCACAATCTTTCATGACAGCTTTATTACGGTTCATGTGCATGATGATATAAAACTGACTGAATAGACTTACGTTCTCAACGAACAATGTGAATAGAATAATAGAATAGACGTATTGCTTCTTGTCATCTTCGTAATGCTTCTCAAGATATTTACGTAGATAGTCCACACGCCCACGGATCACCTTCTCATTCAGGTTCTCTTCGAATACGTGTGTTAAATGCAATACTTCTAAAATCTTTTCGTATGCCAAGTTATGGATAACTTCTGAGTTAGCCATGGCATAACCTAAATCTTTAATAGACGGATGAGGTAAATGTTTACCAACGTCTGCCCAAAAACTCTTGACCGCAATCTCAATCTGACCAATAGCAGACATTGTCTTTACTATTACTTCTTGTTCTTCTTTTGTTAAGTCGGTTTTAAATTGAGAATAGTCTGAACGAAAATTAAATTCATCGGGTGTCCAGAACCCTTTCCAGATAGCGTCTATGAACTGCTTCGTCCACGGATAGAGATCTGGTTTGCGTGCGATCTGTTCTTGAAATAGCATGCGATACTCCGTCTAAGCATAAAGGAATTGCTCCCGCAAAATCGGCCGATTAAGCGGCATTCCAGGTTTAAATTGTTTTTGATTTATTGATATTATATATCAGATTGAAGATCTTGTAAACAGCTATATGAGCTATTTTCAGAAAAAAAATTACTATATTTTGTAAAAAAAATTTATTCTTTTTCTTCTTCTACTGGCTCGGGTTCAGTAGGTGTTACAGCTTCTTCGTAGTACGCAATGATAGATTGCTGTTGCTTGATATATCGACGTAGATCACCTATGCCTAATGCAAGGTTCTCATAACCCTTAGGAGTAATAGCAATAAAAACTATTTGGCCGGTTTTAGTCTTAACTTCTTCCAGCTTCGCTTCTAAGTTTTCTTCTGTGATTACGAACCAATCGACAGGTGGCATTTCGACTTTAGCAGGACGTTCTTGGACCGGTATGGTCTTCTCAACGTACTCAGTCGTTACCACTACCTCCGGCTCCACTGTCCTCCCCAGACACCCCGCTAGAATCAGCGGGCTCACCAGTAGGAGGGGTAGTTTCATTTTCGATACGATTGATGAGCTTTTCGACTGCGTTATCAATTCTATCTTCGAGTCCTTGTGCATTTGTTAATGCCTCCATAGTCAAATCGATTTTAGCAAAGACACCACGTAACTTATTCAAATGTTCATTTGATTGTTGTAGTCTCTTTGATAAATCTCTGTTTAGTTTTTCGTTTTTCTCAGCATCGGCCTTCATAGTGTTTACAGTATTCTGTAATGTCTCGGCAGCTGATTTAAGCTTTACATTGTTTTCTCTCAATGTGTTCATAGTTTCTTGTGACCATAGATAATAGCTATATCCGCCATAACCTACGCCACCTAATAAAGAAACCAGTATAAAAAATAAATATATCTTAGCCATTTTGTTGATGTATATAGTCTCTAAAACGCTTTAGTAAGACTGTCCTTTTCTTTGATCGTCTATCAGTTACATTAATTGGTTTGAAAGCTTTACGTGCATGTGGTGCTAGGTCTATTCCACCGTGCGCTACTGCATTAGTAGGTGCATCTTCTTCCATTTCTTTTTTCTTTTTCATTTCGATATCTCCGAAACTGTAAAATATATTTTTCTCTGAGAACGTAGATGCACACCTTCATAGATGTCTAATCCCATTACATCACCTACAGGAAAACACTCATCTAATATTCTAATCTTATCTTTTCTCTTGACTAGTTCTTCATGTGACTCATTTAGAATCT